AAAAACTGCAGTAGATTCACTTCAATCACAGATAGATAGTAATTCAAATCAATTGGTAAATCGTTGGATTCCCGATCCAAAAGCTGCAAATAAATTTGAAGAAAAACCTACAGTAGATCCTACAAATTTAATATTTGTTAATAGAAGAGAAAGATTTAGTCGATTTCCATATTGGGCATAAAAAAAGCCCCCTTGCGGGGGCTTTTCTCAATCATTCTCCATCTCGGAGAAGTACTTTAGAGGATCCTTTTCCTCAATGTCTTCAGACACCACCGTGTCTGCCACATCATCCTCAATGCTCTTGCTTTCAGTAAACTGAGCACGAACATCATCACCAACAGCCTTCTTGTATCGTTCAGTGAGTTCTGCGAAACTCTTGAACTGGCTCTTATCAACAAATGGCTTTAGAGGATACTGCTTCTTCCAAAGTTCCTCTAGCTTCTTGTCATCTCCACCAAGAAGAGGGGCAGGAGATGCAAACTCTGAACGATCATAATTTACGTAACCTCCGACATTACGAATCTTGATCTTAAAGTCTGCACCAGTCCAGAAGTTGAATGGATCAACTGCAACCTCATCCTGATACTCTGGATGAGCGAGACTCTGGATCTTCTGAAAGATCTTGGTGCCATACTGGTAAAGGAAAACCTTTCCCTTGTTCTCTGGATTAGCAGGGTCTTCGATTACAAGAATATTGGAAATATAAGCCAACTTACGCTTACGATTCCTTGCAATATTCTTGTCATCCTCAATACCACTATTCCAAAGTTCCGTATTGCCCTGACAAATTGGACATTTCTCACCAATGGTAGTTGGGCAGTTTTCAAAAAGCCAACCACCCTTGCCCTTGAACGCATGGCTGTACATAGACACAAAGGGTGTATCTTCCCCCTGAATTTCGGGCAGGAAGCGGATTACAGCATATCCGTTACCTGACTTATCAATACCAGGCTTCCAAAGACGTTCATCCTTGTAACTCTCCTTGGAGGTGAGCTTATCCATACGCTCGGTTAGAGATGCGACTGAGTTCTTACTCTTTTTCTTAAAATCTGCAAAGTTTGACATAGTATTTTACCCGAGGACCTACCTCGGCCTTTCTATTCTAATTATAGCCCAATTAGGTGGTTAGTCAATTGGTAGTTTCTTGGTTTTGCCATTTTTTAGTAAATGGCGGTCTCTGGCTTCAATTTGAATTTTTTCAATTATTGGTCTGGTAATGAGTTTACCAGCCGTACTTGGATCAATATTCATTTCTTCAGATAATTCAATTATACAATCCATAAAACTAAGTTTTGTAGATTTTACTCTATCTAAAACTTTATTTGAAAATTTTTCTTTTGCTGCTTCGTCTATATACATGGTTTTATTATATATGATATATACCCATAATCAATAATTAAATACATCTAAATATTCATGAACTATTTAACGAGGTCTAATCCATGCCATCAGGAACAGGCGTAACATCAGATGCAATTCCAATTCAAACAGCAGGTATAACCGCATATATTGCGACCGATTATGTCGGTACAGGCGGTATCACGGGTCACTACCAACTCATTAAACTTGGGTATGGTGTCGATGGCTCTGCTACTGTTGTAAATTCTTCAAACCCACTTCCCGTAACTATCGCTACAGGAATGACTGCCACTATTTCTGGATTCACTGGAACCATCGATGTGCGTGGAGTTGGTGGTGCGGCAGTAGTAGTATCTGGCTCCGTGGTAACAACTGGCCTAACTTCATCTCCAATGTGGGTCAAAACTTTTACAGGCTCACAAGTAGAAGTTACTGGTGGTCGCTATCTAGGAAAAGCTACAGATTCGGTCTCTGTATGGGGTCCAAGTGGCTTAACATACATTTATGCTCATCTCGTAACAGCTTCTGGTAATTCTTTAAGTTATACTAATGGCGCTCTTAATGTTAATATTACTGGAGCAACTATTAGTGCTACCATTCCTTCAACGGTTACTGTTGTTGGTTTGTCTGGTGCAACTGCAGTTAATGTAACTGTTGGTAATACTTTAGGAATAAATGATACGAATATCCTAAATGGTATGACTGCAATTTATTCACAAGTAGTTGGTCTAAGAGCAGATCTAGGTGGATTTGCGGTAACTAGACCCTCATCATTTAAAAATAGCAGAGTAAGTGCTACTACAGTAGTATCTCAACTAGACGTAACCGGATTCAGTGCAAGCAGTGGAATTAACTTGAAAGCACTATCTACGAATACAGATCTTATCTTTATTGGAAATACTGGTTCTTTTGTTGGATCATCTTCTGGATTTGCCATGGATCCAGGAGATTCTGTATTCCTTAATATTTCAAATACAAATAAACTATTTCTACAAGCAAATTCTGGAACACAGGTTATAACTTATATGGCCTCATGATAAATGTCTAGTTTTACACTAAATCAAGTAAGAAGCATTACAAACACAGGAATGGTGTTAAAAGGATCTACATATGATCCTTGCTACTCCAAAGGATGGATGAATACTATTCCAAATATTTCTATAAATGGAAATACGTGTTATTTTGATTATAGTGATACTTATGATACATCCGACAGAACTTTATTAACTAAAATTTTCTCAACAATTTCAGTTGGAACTTCTGTATACGTTGAACCAATTGACTATTACGATGAATTAAAAAATATAAGAACAGCTGTTGGAGGAACTTTTACTTACTCATCATCATTTAATAGTAATAAAGTTATTGTAGGAAGTGTGGTTTCTGGATTCACATTTTCAACTAGTTATAATTTTTATGATAAAATAAATTTTGTCAAACCAATACAATTTACTTTAGGATATACTGGTGGAGCAACTGCGGCCAACTATATAATATATTCTCTTCCAAATAAAAACAATACTTCTTTTAGTAATTCTGGAATTCTTGGATCCGCATTAAATTTTGAAGAATATGTTGAAGTATCTGGGTCTACTTTAAATTCTGGTAGATTACGTTGCTATGGAGTTATTAAATTAAAAGATAGCCAAGAATTATTATATACTGTAAATACTTTAACAAATGAAGATTTATTTACAGCTAAAACTACATTAAAATATTTTATTCGTGGTTCTTCAAATATTTCAGTCCAAGAAAAGCCAGAAGGTTCTCTCGGTGCTTTTACTGTATATGATCAAAATTTATTAAAACAAGATTGTTATGATAATCAAAATGAATATCAAACTTTTTTAAGATCACAAAGTTTAGGAAATACTTATTATGGTTATTGGCTTCCATGTCAGAGCTGCGGAAACTTTGTAGAAAGTGCTTCTTATGCCAATAATGGCAATAGAACTTTATTTTATGCCAATAGCATTTATTTTTCAATTGCACAATTAGCCACAACAGTAAATAATGTTACAACATCACCATTTGCTGTTTACACCAATAGATCATATACCGCACAATCAAGTCTAATATCTGCTGTAACTCTTGCATCTTCATCTTCAAATGTCAAATTGGATATAAGCCACCCATCCCTTCAAGGCTGGTCAGTAGATATATTCACAGATCCAGACTTAACTCAAAAATTATCAACTTCATTTTATAGATCTGGTACACCTGGATTCGATCAAAGCTACATTCTTTTATTATACGGCCAATATTTACCAAAAACCGTATACTGTGTATTTGATGGTCCAACAAAATTAACAGTAACATTATCAGTATAAACTTAAATATGTTTAAAGGACAATTTAAATTTAAAAATGCTTCTGGTATATCAAATACATATTCTCCCGGTGATGTTGTCATATATCAAGGAAAAATATATCAATCTACAAAATTAAATCAAAAAAGTCCACTACAAGAACCAAATAGTTGGAAATATGTAGATACTACTGAGCCATTTAAAGGTACATATCCACCAGTAAATCCAAAAGAAAATCAAATATGGATTTCAAATGATGCTATCAGTTATATTTACTTTTATGATGGCAACTCATATCAATGGATTGCAATATAATCTATTATATTGTTTGATTTGCTCCACAAGAACATGGTTTTTTTTGTTTTTGTAGCAAATTGCGTGGAATTGGTTTATCTTCTTCATTATTTCCATTATCTAAAACAGTTGTTACTAATTTTTTTACTTTTATATCTATTGGAATAGGAAATTTATTATCAATATGTAAAAATGGAATATATAAATTCCATTTATTAAAATATTGTCTTCTTTTTTCACATCCACATTCTTTAAATAATTTTGTTATTAACCATTTAATTCCTGTTTTTCTAGTGATAGAATCAATCACATCACCAAAAGGTTTTTGTAGAATTCCAAATTTTAAAGAAAATGATTTTTTATGTGATTCTTTTCTTTGTTTATTCAGTTTATCAATATCCTGTTTATTTGTTAAATCAATTACACCAAGGGTATTTATTTTTTGCATTTTTCCATTTATTACAACAGTTTTATTAGTATTCATATATATTCCTCAATATTCATAAGTATTCGCAATATCACTTGTTTTTATTTTTGGTATTATTATTTTACTTTGTTTCAAATATCTACACCATTGTTGGGTTGTAACACAATCTCCACTGCCACTGACATAATAACTATAACCACTAATTAATGCTCCCGGACATAAAATTTCACCTAATGATGATTCATTAGAATGGCAAACACAATATTCATATGGATTGGAAACAGGATCATTTTGTTCACCACATGTCCCACATTGCAATTTAGTATTGGCAACCTTTGCTATTGCACTACCAGCTTTCAAAATATGAATTGGTGTTGGCATAGAAATTGTATTATCTGTATAATACAAATTGCCAGAAGGATCTTCTTGTGGAGAATAAAAATGAGTACTTGCATTTTCTACGTATGATTGAACTTTTCCACCAAATCTAGCATAACAATAATTAGTTCCACTACATTCACAAAACGAACATGGTTCATCAACTCCCGGAAGATAATGATCATTTCCCCATGAATAATTACTCTGAGACATTAATGCACACAATGGATGATACTCAAATCCATCATATCCACAGTTTTCATCACATGGAGATCTTCCTAGTTGCCTACACGGTTCATTATTGGCATTACAGGGAAGGCATGCATTATTTCCATTATTTTCTCCGTCAACACTATCTAAAATTCCACCACCTGGTCTTTGTTGTGGATCACCATTACCTTCATCATCTCCCGCATCACCGGGAATAAATGATAAGTTGAGTGGAATATCATCTGGACAATCTACAAAACATGCATCCCCACAGCTTTGACATTTTTTTTGTTGACCAAATAAAATGTCACTCCATTCTTTTACGGTAATCGGATCATTTGGTAATTTTCCAATACACGCACAACAAGTAATTCCATATAAATCTTTACATAAATAATCACTTGCAGCAAAATTTTGTAATGGAGGGTACGTAGAACCATTATTAATTAAAGATGTAACAAAATTAGAACATCCTTCTAATGCTGCGCATATACTTCCACAGCGTGGATTTAGACTTGCACATAGTGAATCTCCAGCAATAGAGCAATTTGCATTACAACGAACTACTGTTGGAGAACCGCTAGCATCCCAACATATACCACCAGAGCCACATGGATCTAAAGTACCATCACCACCACGACTATAGTTATCATTTTGACATCCATTATCTCCTTGTTGACTTGATGGTATTCCATGACATAAAGATAAAATATTATTAAATCTTGGATCTGGTGAACCACCGGGCAAAGTTTCTGGATAATATGCATTAATTATGGAATTTGAATGCCATAGATTTTCTGGATTAAAAGTAGAAACTGGACCATATCCATATAAATTATATGGACTGCATGGAGTTTCACCTCTACAATGGTCGCATTCATTAGTATCTAAACATAAACTTCCCCATTTAACTAGTTTCCATTCACCTGGAACTGCTCTAAAAAATAATTGTCTATTAACATAGCCGGGAGATGATTCAGAATAAGATCCATTATTATAATATTTTGAAAACTGTAAATCTTGAATTTTATATAAAGGTGTTGATGTAGAATCTAATGAACCATCTCTACAATTCCATAAACTAGAAGTACCTTCCTTAAAGATATCATTTGGATTTACTCCATGCTCTTTATACATATAAACATTTCCACCCGGCACATCTTCACCTGCTTGCCATCCTTCCCATGCTAATAAACTTGGTGGAATTACTTTTCTTATTGGACCAAATTTTGATAATCCGTTTAAACCATTTTCAGAAAACATCTCTGCCGGAGTACACATTCTCATATTTGGTCTATAATATTTGTTATACAATTTATCAAAATCATCTGGTGTTACTGGCATTGGGTTACCGGGTGCCCATGGCTTGTAATATGCACCATTTCTACCATTTTGAATTCCAGTTTCAATAATTTGTTTAATTTCATTATAGATATTTTCTCTATGGTCTCGTGTACCAATTATTCCAGCCTCACACATTGCACCCAAAATATCTCTTATAATTTGAACATATTGAAACCCAGGTCCACATGCGGGAGGATATGTTGCCTTTCCTCTCTCATCTGGAGTAATCTCATTCAATACAGAATTACTATACATACTAAAATATGACAAAAATCTTTCAATAGTCATTTGTGCTGATAATTCATTTGAACGATCAGGATCTGCAAAAGCTTTAAATATACCCAATCTATCAGCATAAACTAAATCAAAATGAAATAAAGGTGTTCCAGAACTCTTAAAAGTAAAAACTTTAGGAGTTGTTCTTGTTAACCAATAACCCCATCTATCTTTTGCACTCTGTGTATTGCCTGTATTAGTTCCACCAAAACCAACACCGGGTGGAATAGTACGTGTACCAGCTGCTTCAACATCATTTAAATTTGTTCCCATATAATGAAAATAATGTTCTAGGTGAACTATTCCTACAAATTGACTAAAAAAAGTACTTTCACCCATCATTTCCTTATATTGTTCCATTTGGAATCGAATATCACGTTGATATTCTATTCTACCAATATTTTCCTCATGCAATAGTTCTGATTGATATAGACCATAATCTCCTAAATTTGTTTTTACAAAATGTCTTCCAATATCATAAGTTTTTGCAGGAGCACCAACATCACCACCTCCTCCACAAAATATATCAAATGCCCATGGATATGAAACTTTCATCATTCTTCTTAAATATGGACTTGAAGCACAAAAGTTACAATCGTTTTGATCATATCCACCGCTAGAAGGTGTATATAAACTATTAACTAATGATTCTTTTATAAAATATGCAGAACCCAATTCCGTGTTTTTTCCCATTTCAAATGTTTGATTTAAGTTAATTGTTGTTGAGTTTTTTACAGAATTTGTTCTTCCTTGGAGAGGTGAATAGAATACATTTCCATTAGCTGTTTTTGGAGTTCTTAATGGATGTAGTCCTTGTTCAATTGTTCTATAACTTTCAAGACCATAACATTCTCCAGGGCTTTCATTGCCATTATATATTTTATTCCAACAACTTACACTAGCATCTGCTCTAGACTGAGGTGGCGTGGATTCTCGATCCATAAGACAAGCACAACAGTTTGCTCCAATGCTTGCTGGGTGTGATGGATATAAAAATGCTGTATATTGTGTTAACCAACCACTTTCAGAAAATCTAGCATGACCTATTGCTGGGACAGTTTTATCTGAAGATGGATTTGTATCACCCCATATATCAAAATTAGGGTTTCCATCAAATCCTTTTTCTTCGGCCTGTGTTGTATATGGGATTATTTGAGAACAAGATTCACATTTTCTGATTCCTAAGAAGGGTGGACTAATTGTTCCCGGAAATACTGTGCTATAAGGACAATCTGAAGCTCTAATTATTTGTTCATCATCTGGAGCCGTTGGATCACGATAAGTAGAATTGACACATTGTGGTATTGTTGGGTTACCATCTATTGCATATTTGGGGGGGTACCACGTCCATGCACACCCAATATTTTTATATTTTTGTCTTATTGTTTGAGTTCTTAATGGCCTAAATGTAGTAGAACCATAACAACATTTACACCCACCGGGAAAGCTAGGAGTATCTGCTTCTCCACCGCCACCATATTGACCGGGTTTACCCGGACGTTGAAATAATATAATTTCATCATCTGGATGAATTGGATACACTCCAAGTTTTGGATCTAAAATAGGTTCATGTGTTACAGGATCTAATTCTATATCACCAGTTTGTGGATTGACTTTATAACCTTCTTCAATCAATAAATCGCCAAGCATGGCAACATTATTTGTATAATTATATGGAGCACAACAAGAAATTTTACCACAACAACAAGCTTTTTTAGGCATATTAAGATCTCACATTATATTTATACGCAAATACAACAAAAACTCCCAAAAGGAGCTTTTGTTGCTACAAACTTTACTAAAATTTAACGAGACCGATTACGGACTACACGGTAGTACGAACGACCATTCTTTGTTTCACGAACTACAGTGTAGTTCATGTCAAAGCGATCAAAAGCCTCACGGAGATCATGCATCGTTGCGCGCATATTGGTAACACGGAAACGCTTGCGAGCCTCACCAGCGGTCAATGCAGTACCGCTGCGCATAAAATCAAACACTCTCTGAATCTTGGTCGGACGGTCAACAGTAGTAATTTCCATAAACTTTCCTTTCTTATAAGAAGTTGCCATAATATACACCTTATAACTCATGTGTCAAACAATTCCCTAAATAATTCTGACTGAAGGAGGGCCCTATGGGACAGAGCAATCGTCAGTTCGTAAAATTTGTGAGGCAACATCTCGCACAATACGGTATGAAACTTATTATTGGCCGTGGAAAGCATGTAAATACAGATGGTTTCCGTTGTTCTGGCTATTTTGATGAATCTGGCAAGGCTATTGCCGTAGCAGGCAAAGCAAATGAATTTATGCAGGTTCTGGTGCATGAATATTGTCATTTTTTGCAATATATAAACAGCTCTAAAATTTATAACAAATCCTATGAAGCATCTTATATTGTGGATGCTTGGTTGAAAGGCAAAAATTATCCTCTTAAAAAGGTAAAACGCGCTTTTTTTATTGTACGTGCCATGGAGAGAGACTGTGAAAGACGAGCCATGAAGATCATCAAAGACTTCAATCTAGCGATTAACAGCAAAATGTACGCAAAACGAGCCCATGTGTACATCTACAGTCACTTTTTGATGGAAAAAACTCGTAAATTTCACTCATACAAGCGAAATCCATACTATAGCAAGTATGTTTTGAAGATTATGCCATCAAATATGGCTGTTTTGAGTCATAAAACAATCCCACCGAAGGTTTATTCGGTGTTAGAATCGTTTACAATTTGAGATTTTAGATATTTTGATACAAATTTTGTAAATGGTTGTTCGCCATATGGCCAACGATCATTTTTATCCATAAATCCATAGTGCACCAGGGCATCTATGTACTCTTCAAGCATTTTTAAGGTTACATCATCAATATTCCACTTGATGTTGTCGTCTTCATTTACTGCTGGATTTTCAGCAGCATTATGTTCTGCGACAGCAAGGTCGGATATCTTTGCAAGATTGCCAAGAATTTCCAGTGATTTGGCGCATTGATAAAAAAGATCCTTTTTGACGGGATCTTCTTCTTTGCGAGCCAAGTTGCGAATTTCGTAAACTAGCTCTGGGATTTTCATTTGTAACTCCTTAACTTAACGTTAGAAGATACTTGGTTTGTTGTACCACTCCAAGCATCTCGTCTCGTATATTTAACAGTTCTGTCTGAGACTCATCTATTTCTTTTGGAAGTTCATTCATCAAATAATCTTCAAAAGAATTCAATACTTGATTTGCAGTGGTGCGATACGGACCATTGAGTTGAAGCTCGCTGATTTGTTTCAGTTCTTCCTTGCCCAGAGCACCCATATAGGTCTCGGCAAAGGTATCTAAAAGACCATCAATGGCTTCATATGCCTTTCCTAGTGCTTTGTGTGCGGCATAGGATTTAGTACCCCAGTGATGAAGTCTAATTTCGTTTTCAAAATTTAAAATAGTTTTAATGCAAGACATTAATATTTCCTGTGTTTGTGTTCTTGTGAAAAAGTTATAAAATCTTCTGGTACATCTTCTGGATTTCGTTCAGCTCTTTTCTGTGCCTTACGATATTCAGGGTCGGTTAGAAGGAGAGGGGTCACCTCTCCTGTAGAATCTAAATGAGCCACAAAATAATAACTGGCACATTCATTTGGTTTTTTCTTTTTATTTTGAATTTTACCTCGTGCCATAAAAATATTTAGTTGATTAAGCAACTGCGTAATCGACTGTAATTGTGCCTAAAACTGTTCCAGTTGTAATATTAGTAACAATCAATGATCCAGTACCAGATGATGTTGCAGCGGGTGCAATACCCACAGCCAAAGTATCATTGGCAGTAATTGTAAATGGTGTACTGTATGTAGTTAATCCTACAACACCACCTAAAATATTATTTTTAGCATATAAAAGATTGGGAGCAGTTCCGGTTCCAGTAATTGTAGATGTTATAGATATCGTAATTGTAGGAGTACTTTCTGCAAAAATAAATTGAACTCTATTAGTAGCGGAACTAGGCAATACCACTGGTCCAGATGATGAAGCAAATTTATTTCCAGTACTCGTAATTTGTGGAGAACTTAAATTTCCCCAAGTTGTTGGAGAAAGAGTAAGGGCAGCATAAAGATTTGCAACTCCAGTTTCATTAGTAACGTCGTAATCCATCATAGCAAATTGGTCTTGAAATACTATGTTTGACATTACCATACCATTATTGGTGTTGACCCACATTTGTAGGTTGTCGTCCCAACTAAAGGGTCCCATTGGTGTGGTAATATTTTTTTGACCAGACCCCGATACTATTTGACTAGTCATCGAAGTAAAAAAGTTATTCATTGTATTTTTTACGCCCATATGATTCCTTATAATTATTTAGATAATTTAAATAACTTTTTAAGTTTGTCAAAAAAAGATTGATTTAACTCATTATTAACTATAGTTAAACTATTTTCCAATATTTTAATATTTTCATTAATTTTATTAATTTCTGTTATTAATTCTTGAATTTGTTTATTATTATTTTTATCAGTTTCTTTAACTTCATTTAATTGATATATTACATCATTAATTACATTTTTTGTATTAATAAAATCATCTGTTAATCTTTGAACATGTAAATAAAATGAATCATTTACTTGTTTTTTAGTAAATGATTCATTAATAAACACTGGATTTGTTTCAGAATTTATAGAATTAAAAAATGAATTCATTGTTTCTTTTGCGCCCATATTACCTCATTTGTTACAAACTATACCATCATTATTAGTATAATAGATTTGATGAAATATTTCTCCACACCATTTATCACATACAGGGCATGGCTTAGAATTTCTAAAATCTCCAAATCTATTGAATCTAAAATTCAACAAAACCAACTTTTCTCCTCGTAGACTCTTTGGAACTTTTCTGTATGCATCCAATTCAGAATGCATATCTGCACAACGATATCCCAAACGCACAGTATCGGGGTGGGTCTTAAAAACATTTTGACCCACCGCGATAATCTTGCGCTTATAGATGATCAAAGATATGTGTTTCTTTTGTCTTTCCATTGCCATCGACAGTGGCTTGGCAATCGGAAGATAATTTTCAATCACATGATCTATATTCATATTTTACAACGTCAGCTTCAGTCCACCCGTCTTATCAACGGCCTTGGACGGAGTAACGAGTCCTTTATTGAGACTGGAATCATACTGAGTCTTGAGTTCATCAAGAGGCTCAACAGTAAAAGCAATAAAGGTCTTGGGAATAGTTATACCCTTAGAAGCCTTGCTGTACATAAGCCAAGGCATCAAACCAATATTGCCTTCGCCTACTGGAATAAGAATAGCTGGATCTTTGAGAAGCCAAGAATCACCTTGATCTTCAAATCGTGCGAGAATTTCTTCACCGGAGTTTAGTCTAAATAGTTTTACGTTCATATGTTTCCTTTACAGGGTTTTATTATAGCAGGTATTTTAACAATAGCAAGTAACAATAATATGAAATCATTTCAACAATTTTTAATTGAAGGCTCTGAACAAATGCAATGTGATATTAATGGTATTTGCAAAGTAATAAAAGAATATGAATCTGCAGGTAATGAACAAAAAATTCTTTCTATCTATAAAGATAACAAAGGTTTATCAACAATTGGTCATGGACATTTAGTTACTCCAAAATCTTCAAAGATATTTTCTGAATTAAATATCAGTCCTGATATTTTAAGTGGCAAAGGAAAACTTACACCAGAACAAGCAGATAAATTACTTGAAAGAGATGTAAATGATCGCTTACCTCAAGTTAAAAAATTAGTTCCTAAATTTGGTGAATATTCTCCAGAACTACAAGCCCAACTTACCTCTGAACATTTTAGAGGTATGTTAGGAAAATCTCCTAGCGCTATTAAAAAATTAAGCGCAGGAGACTTTTCTGGTGCAGCAACAGAATATTTAAATGCTAAAGATTATAGAGAATCTGTAAGAGACAAAACTGGTATTGCACCAAGAATGCAAAAACTTGCAGATGCAATCAAAACGGAACCAGAACGTCAGAAGAAACGTCAGCAATCTTCTCTTCAAACCAATCAGGCACCTCAGTCGCCTTCCACTTCGCAAACGCTGCCTTCTCGTTAATATAATAACTGCGATAAGCAACTACTGCATTTTCATTCTTATATTGTTCTGGCATTGCCTGAACAAAAGTAGTCAGCTTACCTTTGGGCAAATTAACAGGGCAGTCATACAATTCATTCAACAACATAGATTCCATTGAATGAACTTTGCTGTACCGCCGAGTGTATTCCTTGCACAGAGCATATGCATGTTTCCAAAGCCAAAGATAATTTTCTGAAGTAGTACGGGTCCAAATATTGCATGGATGATTAATCATTGCAGCCTTGCAAATATTCTTCTTTGTGCAAACATGAGTGGTGTATCTACGTTTGCCAGTGTTAACTTCTAAGGGATCACCATCCAAAACATGATGGGCAGTTGAAAGCAACTGGCAAGATTCAAGAATCATTTTTACAACGTGCTTGTCGCACATCATACGAGCAGAAGTAGCGGCATCATTGTCCAAAACAAAAATGTTCATATTTCGTGATTCTCAAAAATATTGTTTATAGTACGATTGACCTTAACCATTGTACCACGCGAATACAAGTCAGGCAAGTTAAAAGCACCAACATACGAACAAGCAGAGCGCAATCCACCAAGAATTTCTTGAACGGTGTGATGTACAGATCCACGATAAGGTACTTCCACAGTGCGGCCCTCGGAAGCACGGTAATCCTTAAGTCCGCCATTATATTTTTCATTTGCGGTTTTGCTGGACATACCATAATGAAGCATCGTGAGTGATGCATTATTATTGGAGTGACGAATTTCTCCACCACACTCGTCATGGCCTGCAAAAGCACCTCCAGCCATAACAAATGCAGCCCCAGCCACAAAAGACTTAGCAAAATCACCGGGATGTACAATTCCGCCATCAGATACGATCCCAATACCTAACGCTGTTGCGGTTTCCACACACTCTATGACCGCTGAGAGTTGGGGATATCCCACTCCTGCTACTCTGCGTGTCAGGCACATCGATCCCGATCCGATTCCCACTTTTACTAGGTCGGCTCCAGCATCTGACAATGCCACGACCCCCTCTGGGGTTACTATATTCCCTGCAATCAATATTGACTTCGGCCATTTCTGTCTCACTTTCTTTACAAAGTTATGAAATTCTCTCATATAACCATTTGCAACATCAACACAAACAAAAGTTGGATCATTGATATTTGCACTATCAACAAACAATTTACTTTCGGGATCCAAACCCAAAGTCAATGACACATATTTTTCTTTGTCTGGATAACTAGTGGCAAAAGTAACATAATATTCACCACCCTTCTTCAAACAAGTAATCATCTTGTAATCTGACAATACAAGAGCCATCTGATGTGTTCCAACAGTGGACATGTTTGCTGCCATTACTGGAATACCATTCCAAGAAGATCCACAATTAAAAGTAGTACCAACTTCAAGATTTACATCTTTGCGAGACTTAACATCTGAAAGTCTTGGTACAATAAGTGCGTCTGAATAATCTAGTTTTGGTTCATAGTTTACAATCATGACCAACAATAATAACACAGTATGACTATTGGTCAATAATTATTTTGACTCTTCTATTCTTTTTACTGCATCCCGGAGACTTAACATTTTATTTGCTAATTCTTTAGATGTAATTTTATCCCGAAGATAATCTTCATATTTCGAAAGAATAATCTTCGCTTCTCGGAAAAGGATTGCATGTAAATGATCAAAACTTTTGGAATCATTCGACATCAATATTATTTATTCAATTCCAATTGTATCATCACGGACAAATCGAATTAAACCACTTACAAAAAATGAAGACCAATCTTTTTTAATTAAATTCCACATTACAATTCTATTGCCTTTTAAAGGACTAAAAAATTGAACTCTTTCGGAAGATTTGTTGGAATCAATAATATTTTTGTTCAAAGTACCAATAAATCTATCACTGTTTCCATTTTTCTTCAAATAATCAATTGTGCAAATTCCACTCAAACCTTCCATAATTATTTCATTTGGTGAAATATGATCACTTTTATATGTTTTTTCTTTTGTGTAAACAGTAACATCTGTTTTGATATCATATCTTGGATCAAATACACTATCAAAGTTTTTTTGAATTTGGTTTACAAACAAAAAATTTTGATAAGAGCCATATTGCGATACAATATACCTTGCATAGGTAGGATCTGAATCTTCAAGATTTTCATATGTCTGAAGTTGTTCATCAGAACCATTGTATTTTTGTTTTTCACCAAGATTAAATTTACTAACAAATAAATCATTTTTCATGGCTTCTTTAATAGAAGCCATGAGATTTTTTTGTTGATCTTCTTGATTATATTCAACTTGATTTAAACGTGAAGGTTCAATGTTATAGTTTGAATATAGTTGATTATCAGCACCAGTTGTTCGTTTTTGTATTGGCATTAGTAATGTATTAGTGCAATTTTATCTTTTAATTGAAGCTCTTTATAGATTAAATCACGTTCTTTGGTTTTATTCAAAAACTTCTCAAGAACATATATTGGAATTTTTATGAATACATTGCTAAATGGATACTTCTTCAATTTTTGAATTTCAGCAATGTAATCTGAAATCATTTTGTCCTCGTTCTTACTGTTATAAGTCAAAGTCAAAAAAGTTCCAATTTTGTTCTCGGTTTTGTTAATCATCGCCAAAAGTATTTATTGTTACTTGACGGTCTTGAAGTAGATGATATACTTACAGAAACTTTAAAGTTACTATAGATAAATTATAAAAAAATACTACAGAAGTATATCTAAAGATACTATAGAGTAACCTTAAGTACCCTTAGATTTCTTTTTAAACATATTACCATACTTGGCTGCAATGGTATCAGCAGTCTGTGCAGCAGGATCTAAGAACTTTACTCTCTCTGCCGATCTCTTATAAATCTCTGCAAGAGGAGAAGGTTTATTAGCATTCTCGTTCAATACTTGTTTTACTGTATCTTCTAGTCTTTTCATTTTATGGCCTAAAGAAACTTGGTCCAGATTGAAGCGTTTGCATTATTTGTCGTTGTTTTTGAATTCTATCTAAATTTGGTGTAGAAGTTTTTGCACCCATTGCTTGTCTTTCCAACTTCGCTCTATCTTGTTGAGATACTGTAACTGCACCCAATGATGCAGCATCAACAGCGGATGTTGGAGAAGTAATTGAATCTACTGGAGCCAAACCTTGTTGTTTTCTTTGTTCTTCTTGTTCTTTTGCCCAGTCTTCTTTGGCTTTTATTTCATATTCAGTCGGTGCAACTATATCGGACCCTTTACCGGCTTCTGAAGTGAATGCACCTATTGCTAATGGAGCCATTGCCAATCCTCCTGCAACTTCAGCAGCACCTGCTGCAATAGGAACAATTCCTTCGGCCCCCAATGACAATGGATCTAACATGTTTAGACCTTTGCCAGCAGCACGTATTGCACCTCTTGCAAGTTGAGCAGTTCTTCTTCCAACTTCTTTACCAGTCATTGCTAAATCATTTACACCCTGTCCGGCTGCGGCAATATCTTCTGGAGTTATTGCTCCGATTGATCTTAAATACTTATGAGGTTCATTTGCTTTGGGCGCCAACAAATCAATTGATTCCTGTTCCATTGGTTCGCCAATACTTTGAAAATAATCAGCTATTTTTGCTCTTCCTCCGGGTTGGAAAGATGTAACGCGTCCTGTTGGTGTATCACCTCTTCTTAAAAGGCCGTGTTGTGGATCTATTTCGCCTTCTTTCATAGCAGCAGCCATTCTCAATATTGTTTGTTTTTGTTTTTCTACTCTTAGGAGTCTTTCTGCTTCTTTAGTTTGATTTGCAGCAGTTTCCTCTGCTGCTTTTTTTGCCGCTTCTGCAGCTTCTGCAGCAGCTGTTTGTTGAACTATATTTTCTAGTCTGTTTGTATTTCTTCTATCATTTATTGCGCGCGCTAACCAACCTCTGCCAGCAAATTCTGGTTTCTTTTTAAATATTCCTTGTATTGGTTCACCAGTAAGTTGATCAACTGCTTGAGATGCAAATATACTAGTCATTTTTCCTGCATTTTTTGGATTTATAGACCATCGTGGAGTTAAAAGACCATATATTCCCGCCCCCAATCCAAGTTTTTTTACTATGTCAGAGTATGGACTATTTTTTATATTAGCAACTCCACGGTAAACTCCATTTACAAGATCATCATGTGTTTGAGCAATACGACCTAAAATTGGTCTTTCTTCAATATCTTTTCTAGCTTCTTCAGTTTTTTTAATTTCTACATCTGCAGCTGCTTTGGCGGCTGCTTGTGCTTGTGCATCTGCTTTTGCATTTGAAGCAGCCTCATTTTTTACACCCTGACTCATTCTTATTGGAGGAGCAACGACCATAGCCTCTAACAATCCTTCAAGACGATTGACTTCTTCTTGTAAAACTTTGGCACGATTCTGGTATAATTTAGTGATATGGTCCATAAAGATATTTATGTATATAAATAATTTTATGAATTATCTAACTAACCACTATAAAAATTTGTGCGAACAATATCAAAGCAAAATTAATATTCTTCAAAATTTATTAAATGAAGATGCTCCTGCATCAACCTTTAGTGGTACTGGCCAAGGCCAGCAAACTTTTAGTGATGAACAACTTCGTGATCAAATGAAACAAAATAAGAGATCAAATGCATTTGGTCCAGCAATTCCAGATGATAAGCAAAATCAAGCATATAGAGATGCTCAAGCAGAACTAGCCAGAAGACAAGGTGCAAGTGCTAAGGTAGAGTTAGATCCATCTATCAAACAATCATCAGATTATAAAACTGATCGCGTTGCTGGTGACTGGGTTGAAAGATATGCCCAGAAACTTGGAGAAGATCCTCGTAAAATTGAAGCAATGCGCCGTGGAGTGATTGACACATTGGGTGGTGATGCCGGAAAACCAATGGACACATCCATGACATCAAATCAAGTTGCTCAAAGAGGAGTTGATGCTTATAATAAAGCCAAAGAATATGTTGTAGGCTTGCAAAATCAAGCAAAGGCAGCTAAACCAGAATCTGCACCTTCATCTGCTCCTGCAAGAGTTTCTACTCCATCTGCTGCACCAGCTACCGCACCAAAAACCACACCTGCTCCAAAAGAAGAAAGAGGTTTAGGAATGGATGGAGAATACGGCCAGTTCCCAATCTATCCAGAAGGTCAAGAAGATTCAGCCTATAGTAAACCTGCTGCACAGGCTCCCGTTCAAACTGGAGCAACAGAGAGTGCAAAACAACTTGCAAATCTCTATACTGCTAGAATGACTGGTGGAGATGTATTTGGTAGAAAATATTCTAAACAGCCAGAAGCAGCAAAAGCCGAAGAAGTTAAAATTCCTGAAATGGGATTAACTCAAAAAAGTCCAACAAAATATGTTGTTCCAGAATCTGAAGAATGGGAGAAAATGTCTCCACAAGAACAACTTGCAATGGCACAGTCGGCCCTTAAAAATGATGAAGCAAATAAATTCTTTGGAGGCCGTGAAGGAAAGAAAGGTGGCTTCTTGGGTATTGGTGGTGAAAGAACTTATAGATTCAGTGAAGACAATTCTGGTCAAACTCCAGAAGAAACTGCAAGACTCAATCGTCAAGCAAAAATGTTAAACAATTTATTGAATACACAGGATGCAGGTGCAATGTCACAACAACTTAGTGACATATTATTTAAATATAATAATAACGGAAATAGTTCCTCATCTAAATCATCAGAAACCATATCCACTGGTGGAATGAACCAACCAATGGATCTTGCAGATTTTCCTGATAATGAAGATACAGATAAACAATCCTCTTCAGCAGAATTAGAAAATGCAAGAAAACTTGCTCAGATGTATGCAAATAGAATGGGTAGAAGAGTTTCTAAAGCACCTGCAACCCCACCAGCACCAGTAGCATCTAAGGAAAAAGTTTCATCTTTTGATTCTGCCTTTAAAGCATATCAAGATCGCAATGCAAGAACAGCATCAATGCCTCTTGCAATGGCAGGAGAACAATCTTCCAAGGGATCAAGTATGGAAGGTCAGGCATTGGAAAATGATTCAGCGGCAAGAGCACGATATGCTCAAAGCGTAAAAACAAATGCATCACAAAAAGCTGCACAAGAAGAGTTTGTAAGAAGATTCGGAAGACTTCCAAATTCCAAATCAGCCGTAGACAACACATACATGGAAACATTGTTGTCCACCAAATTTAAAACTAGATAAATTAAAGAAAATTCAAAATAAGAAGAGATCCAATTTCTTGGATCCCTTTTTGTTCTATAGTGACTTATAGGCTCACTTGGCAGCAGGAGCCTCTACGGCTGCAGGACCAGCCTCGGGAGCCTTGGTGCGGCTTGCTAGGGTCAAAACGACTACAGCCAATACACCTACAGCAACGACGATCCAAGTGGTGGACGAAACAGACTTCACAAAATTCTTAATCTTATCTAGCATAGTATCTCCTTAAAAGACTATTTAGGCCACTCGCCACCCCTCCATTTTTTCGGTTTTGATAAATATTCTTATGCTATCTTTCATCGAATTTCTCACAGAAGCCAAAGCCAAGCCTTCAGACCCCCATATCTCAGAGGTACAGGGATCTTCGTGGTATCATCCAGAGACTGGAAAGGTATTGGCATTTGATGAAGATGATTTCAGTCATCAAACTTACTTCATAAAAAATCATAAAAAATTTGGAATTGATCCCAAAATTTTAAAGGCAAATTTGCAAGATGTCAAAGATACTGTTGGTACCATCGAAGGACATCCACTCAAATTTCTTTTTGATGCTGGATGGGTTAGAAGTTATGCTGACGGCAAGGACGTAAACTTTGAAGGAAACACTCGTCAGGTTCACGAAACCGTTCGTCGTCATGCAAACAGAATTCCAGATGCAACATATCGAATCGACATCGCTGATCCAAGAAGTGTACATGCAACCGCAAAAAGCGTATCACACGAACTCATGGAACCTGAGCATGTAGACAGGTTTATTTCATCAAAAGGCAGACCTCACAGAGATTATACAACAATACTATGACATACCTAATAAACTATTACAAAAATCGTTGTGAAACACTTCAAGAACAAGTAAACAATCTTCAAAAATTATTAAATGAAATTGATACTAGTCATAATAAACGTGATCCAGGAGATCCTTATGATATGAGAAATTATGATAAAATATCAGATAAAGAAGAAGAAAAAATAAAAGAAAAATTAAATGATATGTATTCTATGCTTCTTGATGATGAAGATGGACCTGATCCAAATACTAAAGAAGGCATCAAAGCAGCATATGAAACTGCAAAATTAAAAGATTCTGCACAATCAGAAATTAATTTATATGGTCAACCAACTGGCAGAATAATTACAAAAGCTAGTATGGGTACAATGGATACCAATAAATTTTAATAATTATATAAATAATTTTATGGACTACCTAACAAAATATTACAAGAATCTTTGCGAAAGTCTTCAAGAGAAAGTAACTTTACTTGAAGAAAGAATAAAAAAGAAACCACAGCATCTTCCTTTTGAAATTTTAGATATAGATGCACCATTTGAATTTGGTAAAACACATTTCGATCCAAGCGATATAAAAATTTCTGGAAGACATGTTAGACCAGATGGAAGCAGAGGACCGGAAGTTATCATACCAATACATGCCTTTGCTGATATACATTATCATGATGTTGCAGATCATGTCGAAGATTTTATGAAAGGAAGAAAATCTCCAGACAATCCTCTTTTCAAGGCTTTTAATGATCAAGGTGGCGATAGTCCCAGCACATTACGAGTCGATTCCAGCAAAGTTAAACCAATTAAACGAAATTAATAAATAAGAGAAGAAATAAAACCATGAATTACCTAACAAACTATTACAAAAACCTTTGTGAAAATCTTCAACAGAAAATTAATTATCTTGAAAAAATTATAAGTGAAGGTCAAGAAATGAAATTTGAAGAAGAAGAAGAACAAGGTAAGGTATTGCCTTCTTCTGAGGAAGATAATAATGAAGATGAGACAAAAAATTCTGATCCCAGAGCAATGAAACTTGGAAAAGGTGCAGTAATAGGCCCCAGTAAAGTAAAAGGTCTGGGAGAGACAAAAAAATCTGAAAATAGTTCTTACTAAAATAACTTAAAAATTTTATCATAAACTTTTGGGCTCCTTTCAGGGGCCCAAATTTTTTTTATGGCATCCCATGTATTTTGAAAAAGGGGGTCGTTTTATAAATGGACTTTTGAGAGGCTTAGGGGGCCAAAAAGTTTTTTTGAGAATATTAGAGAAAATTATAAGGGGTCGGTGGGGCTAGCCCGTCCGATAACCCCCCGGCGTATGGGACCCAAATCAGTACTCGGACGCATCCCCCCCCTAATAACAAAGATGCCCGGCGCTTCGCGCCGGGCATCTGAGGGGCTGAGAGGTTAGCCCTCCCAGTATGGGTCGTCGTCGCCTTCGTAGCCCATGGCGCGCTCATGCGCGTCCCATGCCATGTCTGCGCGCACATCGTCCACGCACATGACGCACAGCGTACCATACTCGGTAGCGCGAACGTTATCGTCCACGTGATCAGCGCCGCAGACGCAGCAGCAGGGGCGAGAGGTTTCAGCCGTGTTGTTCTGAGTGGTGCTCATGCGAATATTGTAACACACACAGGCGAGTGTGTGTTTAAATCCCCACAATATTTCTTCTAATAACATCGCCGGCCCTCTCCCGCCCCATCATTCGACCCGTGTAACGGGTAGGGGGCATTGGGTTCGGGGCCGGCGTGTTTGACTGGGCATTGCAGGTCACGGGCTTCCCATAGGGGTTACATTTCCCCCCATCCTGCGCTGGCCAGCCAGTCGTTATCGGCGTCCCAGTCCTCGCGGCTCATTCGGCTAGCCGCATCGCTGAACGCATCGTTATTGGCCTTGCGCTCCGCGTCATCCTGCGCCTCGTACTGACGGTTGAACGCGGCCACCTGCTCCTCGCGCTCCATCTCGCGCTTCGCGTCCTCGCACATCGGGCAGAGGCTGTCCGTGTAGGCGTGTTCGGGGCGGTGGCAGTCGCAGGGGAAGTGTTCGTGTTCGTGGTTGGTAGTGGGGGTGCTCATGTAAGTATTGTATCACACTTGGGGGGAGTGTGTGTTTAAATACCTCCAAACTTTCCACCGAAATATTTGCTGCCAATTCTACACACACTCCCTATCATGTGATACAATGTACGCATGAGCACCACCTCCACCCGTAACCTCATCGTCCTCCCCCTCCCCGCCCGTACCCTCCACCTGGATCGCGCTGCGTTCCTCTACACCGCGCTTGACTCCGGGTGGGTGCGTGTCCAGTACCTGAAGAATGACGGTACGCGCACCAGCCGAGTCTGCACCCGTAACCCCACGCTCGTGGGCAAGTACGGTACGGAGTCTGATATCCGCTCCATCCGCGAATCCGAGTCCGCCGATCTCGCAAACTACAACATCGTCTACTTCGACTACATGAGCGGCGGACTGCGTTCCTTCCGCGTGTCGCAGGTGGAAGTCTGCGGAATCGACGCGGACTGCGTGGAGAATAACCACTAAACTTTCGGGAATACTTTCCCACACACTCCCCCCTATCGGGTATACTACACCCATGAGCACCATCGAACCCATCCTCGCCTTCACAATCTTCATCCTCTTCTTCGGCACCGTCATCGTCGTCTGCGCTCTCCCCGCCATTCAGATGGCCATCGAAGTTTACGAAGCCCACAAGGATACCACCAAGTGAACACCATCATCCGCATCCTCTGCATCGTCCTTCCCCTCAACGCGATCCTTGCCATCTACGGGGCAGTACGGGTTGCCATGGACGGCGACTACATCGGAGCAGTCATCGCCGCGCTCGCTTGCCCTCTGTCCATCTTCCTCTGGACATTCTTCCGGTGGATGGATCGGGAGTACCGAGCCACGAACTAACGAGGTGGTGCTCGTTTCAACCGAAGAGGATTCGTCCCTGCCCCGATTCGTTCGGGGCTAGGTTGTTTGGGGGCAGCTACTATCACAAATGCGCGCATTTGTGAGGATTGGATGGTCTGCGCCTGATAGTAGCCGGCCCTGGATGCGTTATAGGACGCGAAAGAATTTATAATTTCCGGGCACCTATTCCCCACACACTCCCCCCTATAGGGTACAATACTTCCATGAGCACCACCCGCACCAACCGTTACGAATCCGTCCGCACCAACGCCATCGAAGCCTTCATCGGCCACCTCGCATCGGCTACCCTCTTCGACTACGCCGCCGCGCAGAAGTGGTACGCCGAGGCCGGAGACTTCGCGGAATCGCTCCGCGTCCTGCGCCCGGAGTGGAGCATGGAAGTGTCCGCGTCCGTTGTCTCCGCGTTCTCGCCCCGCGTCACTTGGCAGCACAACAAGGCGAAGGCCACCCAGTACGCGCAGGGCATCACGCCGAAGGGTCTGCGCTCCCACGTGGACGCTGCCGACCGATGCGTCCGGCAGGGCTTCAACGGCCTTCGCGGCCCCAAGACGAACGCGTTTGCCCGTGCCATCGCCGGGGATCGGGACGCGGTGGTGGTGGATGTGTGGATGTGCCGCGCTGCCGGACTGGGCAAGGATGCGCCCAACGCGACCGAGTACCGGGCCATTGCGGACGCGATCCGCACACTCGCCGGAACGGGCGCCGTCTGCATGGCACCCGCCACGCTGCAGGCTCTGTTGTGGATCATCGTTCGGGGGAAGGCGGAATAATCCGCCCGACCCCCTTGACTTTCACCCCTCACCGAGGTACAATACCGCCATGACCACTACCAACACCAAAACGGCCAAGCGTGTCGAAACTCTCTTGGCACACACTAAACGCATGTGGGGCCTCTCTAACGAGATCCGCCAGATGCACGCCGAGATCGACAGACTGGACAATAAACTTTCGGAAATAATTTCCGAAACCGAACTGCTGCTCTTCAAGATGCAGGAGGAAGAAGAATGAACACCGAAACCGAAATCCAACGCCTCCGCATTGAGCGAGACGAGCGCGAGTACCTGAACGAAACGATCAGGAACCTCAACAATCAACTCGTTGATGCGTTGCGTGAGCGCGACGAAGCGAGGCGATTGGTCTGCAGGTACACAAAGAAAACCTATCGAACTCTCCGAGAAATGGCCGAAGAGCGCGGATGGGACTGCTACGCAAAGGAAACCAAGCAATGAACCACCGCCCAGCCAAGTTCGTCCATGACGCCTTCCGGGAGGGAATCCGGCTTCGCTCCAAGACCTGGGGCAAGAAGAGCCGAGACCCCCGGAAGGCGCGGAGGGAGGGGAAAAGGGA